CCGGTGGTATCAGAACAGACTCAGCCAAAAGCTGACTATGTAACTCACCAGGAGCTCAAAGATTTTGAGCAAAAGATGATTCACAAGATCGATGAGATTAAGGAGGAAACAGGCGCATGAATATCAGCCCTATGCAGCTAATGCAAATGTTACCACAGCTCAAATCTAACCCTATGGCCATTCTTGGTCAGATGGGTGTCCCTCAAAATATTTCCAATAACCCACGGGCAATTATTCAGAATCTTATGAACAGTGGGAAAATTTCACAAGATCAATACAATCAGGCAATGCAGATGGCCAAGAACATGGGCATCAAACTTTAATTCATTTTTAATTCTGTTAGCAATTCAAATAGAATCTGAAATGAATTTAAGTTTTTCAAGCTAAAAAGTTTAATTCGTTTATAAAAGTCGGTGCACAGGCTTTTATATAAACCGACTCATCAAAAATGATGAGCCGCTAACCTACAAAAAATATAGGAGGTAAAAAGATGGGTTTAACAGATGGTGAAAACAATGGAATCCCTGCAACAATGTTGGTAGGACCTGCAAGCATTGGAAACGGAGCATACCCTTACCCGGTTTACCAGGGCGGAAACAACAACGGCTTTGGTGGTGATGGCTGGTGGGTTATCCTCTTACTGCTTCTCGTAGCTAATGGTGGCTGGGGTAACGGCTATGGTGGCTTTGGTGGTGGCAACCAGCTTGGCTATGACTTCCCTTGGCTTATGAACGGACAGCAGGGCATCAATAACAACGTATCTGATGGATTCCGTGATGCTCAGCTCCATGACAGTGTTACATCCGTGCGTGATGGCATTTCTGCCCTCTCTACTCAGCTTTGTGGATGTTGTGGTGATGTTCAGACAAGCCTTTGCAATGGCTTTGCCGGAGTTAATGCTACGGTTAATTCAGGCTTTGCGAATGCGGAAACCGCTGCAAATGCAAGACAGATGGCAAATATGCAGACAGCTTTTGCCGGACAGACCGCTATGGCCCAGGGCTTCAATGGCGTACAGAGTCAGCTTGCTGATTGCTGCTGTGAAAACAGACTCGGTATCGCTGATCTCAAGTACACAGTTGCTACTGAAAACTGTGCTGATCGTACCCAGTCAATGCAGAATACCAGGGATATCATCGATTCTCAGACAAGGGGCACCCAGGCCATTCTTGACAAACTTTGTCAGCTTGAGCTGGATGGTGTTCGTAATCAGCTTGCACAGGCTGAAAGAGAGAATGTTGGCTTGCAGAATCAGCTTAACATGGCTACTCTTCGTGAGTCTCAGACAGCTCAGAATGCGTTTATCTCTCAGGGCTTCGCTAACGAGGTAGATCAGCTCTATAATCGCCTTTCAAGCTGCCCCGTGCCCACAACTCCAGTTTATGGGCGCACACCTATCTTCCAGTGCCCACAGAATCAGGGGTGTGGCTGTGGATGTAATGGTAGCTTCTAAGAGGGGGTGACGATATGGCTTGTGAATTTTTGCATCAAATACGGAGAAAGGAGGATAGTCGCATAAAGATTTGACTATTTACCTTAATTGCAATAAAATATGATTATAAAATAATCATATTCAAGCAGTTAAGGGAAGATAATAATTATGTCTTTATGTGAAGATTTAACTGGAAAAAGATTTAACAAACTTGTAGTTTTGTATCGTGATGAAAATGGCAAGGGTGATAAATCAAGATGGAGATGTATATGCGATTGTGGAACTGAAACAACTGTTTCCGGTACAAATTTAAAAACGGGTGCAGTAAAAAGCTGTGGTTGTTTACGGCACATGAAACATGACACACACCATTTATCAAATACCCGATTATATAGAATATGGAATGAGATGAAAAAAAGATGTTATCTTAAAAATCATCACGCCTATTCTTATTACGGCGCAAGAGGGATTACAGTTTGTGATGAATGGAAAGATAATTTTGAAGCATTTTATACTTGGGCAATAAGTAATGGATATTCAAAAAATTTAACTATTGACAGGATAGATAATAACGGTAGTTATTCACCTACAAATTGTAGATGGGCAACACGAAAAGAACAAGTTAATAACAGAAGGTCTTGTGTCCTAATTACATATAATGGTGAAACTAAAAATCTAATGCAATGGTGTGAACTTTTAAATTTACCATATAAACTTATTCACCAAAGAATGCGTTTAAAAAATATATCTTTTCAAGAGGCAATTTCTATTCCAATTAAGTCAAAAAAGAAATAATATGGCTTGTGAATTTCTCGAAAACGAAGTACAAGAAGTAGCTTTATATTCGCCTATCTTATTCCGCGCATCTATTCCCTGCAATCGTGGCTATGTTTATCACGAAGATGATACCGGGAATTTTATTCTGAGAGGTATCGTCCCCAATCAGTGCAATTGCTATGCACATTATCAGGTTACATTCAACGGCAACATTGCGCTCCCTGAGGGCGCAGATGTTGTCCCTATTGCCATAGCACTTACTGTGAACGGCGAGCCGAGACTTACGTCAAGAGCGATCTTTACACCGGCAGCAGCTGAGGAATACGGCAATGTTACAAGTACCGCAATTATCAAAGTGCCTAAGGGTTGCTGCTTTAGCCTTGGCGTTGAGGTAGTACCGGCAACAACAGATCCAACAGTAACACCGGCACCGATAGTTGACGTACAGAATGCTAATTTGACAATTGCAAGGATTGCATGAAAGGAGGGACAGTATGCACAAATTGATGGAATATGTTTGTTCTGAAATGGAAGAGCTTGAGAGAAAAGCCGATAAAGATGGCAAGCTGTCCATGGCTGAAATGCAGTACCTGGACACCCTTGCCCACACAAAGAAAAACCTTTTAAAGGCAGATGAAATGTGGGAAGAGAGCGAGTACAGTGAGGCAATGGATGGCCGTGGTACTTCTTATCGTAGATCATATGCCAGAGATGGCAGAGACACATCTTACCGCTACGATGATGGCACTATGTCAATGGCCAGAGGCCGCAGAGGAAATGTAAAGCGTGACTCTATGGGTAGATACTCAAGAGCTGAGGGCGCTGAAATGATGGTTGATGAGCTTAGAGAACTGATGCAGGAGGCCCCGGATGAAAGAACACGCATGGAATTTCAGAAGTTTATCCAAAAGATAGAGCAGATGTGAGGCCTATATGATTACAGAACAAGACCTGAGAGCAGCAATAGCTGAGTGTGAAGGGACACGTAACCCTAATGCGAATACTTGTATCAAACTTGCAGCCTATTACACGATCTTAAATAACATGACAGAAGATGCTCCGGCACAACCGACTTCCGCAGTACCCCTGTCAATGCCAATGTCGTATTCATATAGTGCCAGCGACTTGCCTTATTCGGAGAGTGATTTCTCTGAGGCAGTTGAGAAAAAAGGTATTGATCAGGCGTTTCCAATAATAGATGAGCTGATGGATGCTCTTATGGTGCTGAATCCAGGGCTTTACAAAAGTGTTCTAAGAAAAATCAATGATCTTTGAGGGAGAGCTTTTTGCTCTTCCTCTTTTTTTATTTAAAAATATCAAAAAATATCAAAAAAGTATTGACATAAAGTGTCCATGGAGGTACTATAAAGTTGCCGAAAGGCAAGGAGGTAAAAATATGAAACGAGATACCCTTTACATAATCGGCAGACGCACTTTTGAAAAGCAGCAAATCGGTGACAGGCTTAATATAGAGCTTGCAAACGATCAGGGTGATGTGGGTGACGGCAATTTTAGCAAATACTATGATGTGCTTTTTGGCAAGGACGACAAAGGCCGTATGTACATGGCACTTGCAACACAAGAATGGGGTGTTGGTGAGTGGCACGGAGCGCACAAAAGTGGTGGACACTGGCATGGAGCAGGATGCAGCCACTTTGTAAAAGGCTATCAAGTAAAGCTGAGAAAGAATTTTAAAGATGCTGACGAGGCTAACAGATACTACAACATAGTCAAGATCAATATGTATAACAGAACAGTACAGGACAGCGAGAACCCTGAGCGTAGATTTACAGAAGAACAGATAACAAAGTTTTTTGCATAAGGAGGGAAAACAATGACATTTACAGTACAGTACACAAGATATTTTGAGGAGTTTGGATGCACAGACGTAGATCAGACAGAATTTGACAACTTGAAAGATGCCTATGATTTTTACAATGAGAACATTGACGATGAGAACATAAAGCTCTACGCCGGTGCAGACAGAATAGCATAAGGAGGATAAGACAATGACACAGGAAATGTATAAATATCAGATTAGTGGTTATTACTTTGTAGGAGAGGAGCGCAAGCACTTTGAGGACACAATAATTGCCTCTGACAACATTGAGGCCATGCAGATTGCTATAGGTACACACGCTTGGCACGAAAGTCTTGAGGGCAATACGTTTAAATTAGATGTTATCCATTATGATTGCTTAGATTGAGGAGGTGCAGATATGAGCGAGAGAGAATTAGAGAGAATCTTAGCTGAGGAGTCAGACGAGAAAAAGGTTGAGCAAGCAATTAAGCAATACCTATCTGATTTAACAAAATAAGGGCGATTTTAGCCCTTTTTATAGCTTTAATGAGTAAATTATCATTAGAGTTATAAAAAGCGCTAAAAACGGCTTTAAATGATTAAATGAAAGGTGGTGAGTGGATTGATACTTTTAAAGGGTGCTTTACTTGTTTTAGGGGGCATTATAGCCCTTTTAAGTGCTAAGGCAAGGAAACTACCGTCAGGATTATTAGAATGGCTAATATGGGCTTTAGATGCTTATATCATTATAACGGAGGTGCTCAGATGATCAGATATGAAAATGAGTGTGTGGGTCCTTGCCCACAGGGCTGCTTAGGGTCGGCTTGCCCTAAGCGCAATGTACCACATTATTACTGTGATTATTGCCATGATGAATGCGACCCGGAAGATTTATATTATTACGAAGGTGATGATATGTATTGCAAGGATTGTATTCTGGCACAGTTTGAAAAAGTGGTTGTGTAGGATGTAGCATTTTACCCTTAAAATAAATTCTATATATACAAATATATTTTTTAAATACTTTTTTATTTTACCTATTTATGCTACATCCTACACTAAAAAAATATATAAAAATATAAATATATATAAATATATAGTAAAAAAGTATTGACATTATAGGTGGCAGAGGGTACGCTAGTTTTGGAGAAAGGAGGTAACAGAAAAATGACATTGCAGGAACGCATGATTGAGTATCGAGCAAAGAATGACATTACTCAGAGAGAGCTTGCAGAAAAGGTTGGAGTGTCGGTCCAGACAATCAACAGTGTGGAGAATGGTACGCAGACACCGGCCAAGGTCACGCAGGCAAAGATTGAGCTTGTAGTAGGAAAGGGATAAAGAATGAGGCTATCAATTTCTAAGATTAAAACCTTTAAATCTTGCAGGCGGCTTTACGAGCTAAAGTATGTTGAGGACTTACATCCCAGGCAGAAAGCTGAGGCTTTGGAAATCGGATCTAATTACCACAAGCTCCTTGAGCAGATAAACAATGGTGAGATACCTGATTTTAACGATTATTCTAAAGAAATGGCCATGGCCAATGCTTACTATCGTTACATCTATCCAAGGTTTAAGGTTACGGCAGCAGAGCAGACCCTTGAGCTTGATCTTGGTGACGGGGACACGCTGATAGGCATTGTGGATGGTATCGCTGATGATGGACACATTGTAGAGCACAAGACCACGGGCTCCGAGATAACAGAGCAGTATGAGTACAACCTTTTGTGGGATGAACAGATACTTGCTTATATGTTACTCACTGGCAATCGTAAAGTCTGGTACACAGTTTGTCGTAAGCCAACTATCCGGCAGAAACAGAATGAGTCTGAGGAAGAGTTTTACAAGCGTATGTGTGAGTGGTACGACACTGATACGGACAGTAAAATACGACTTCTTGAGCTTTGGCGCACAGATGCCGAGGTGGAAGAGTTTAGGCAGGATTTAGAGCGAATGCGCAGCGATATGAGGGCAGCTGAGGCAGGCAAAGACTTTTACAAGAATACTTGCCATTGCAATATGTATGGGCGCAGATGTGAGTATTCAAGTATTTGCTTGCATTATGACCCTGATCAACAGTATTTAGAATTTGAGAGAGGAGAAGCGACAAATGGAACTTAAAAAAATTGAAGCGACCAATTTACCATTTACGGCTATGCTTTACTGTAAGCCGGGAGTCGGCAAGTCAACGGCAATTGGGCTGATTGCGGAACGTAGCGAGGGTAACACCCTGGTGCTTGATGTGGACAGAACGATCACAAGGACACTTGCCAAGGGTGAGGTTGTAAAGGACACATCTAAGGTAATGGTTGTCGAGATTGACAACAGAGGCCGTCTTGAAAAGGATGGCAAGGTGCTTGTGCCTGGTACTTTTGCTGATTGGACGGCTAAATTGCAGGAGATAACACCTGAGTTTTTAAAGCAGAATAATATCACAACAGTGGCAGTTGATAATATTTCAGAGCTTGAGCGCTGCATATTGTCTGATCTTGGCGCACAGGGTAAGAATAAGGGCGTGCCGGCAATGGCGGATTATCAGTATATGCAGTTTAAGCTAGTCAACTCACTCAGATACATGAAGGGCTGGGGTGTTAATGTGGTATGGACAGCGTGGGAATCAGCAGAAGATTTCATTCACCCGGATGGCACAAAGTACACAAGGCTGATGCCAAAGGTCAGCACTAAGATTGTGGACAACATTTGTGGTCTTTGTGATGTGGTTGGCTGGATTGGCATAAATAAAGAGGGTGAGCACATGATCTTGCTTGATGCTACTCAGAATATTTACGCTAAGAATCAGATTGATGCACGCAAGAATTGCAAGGTTGAGGATTTTGTGAATTTTGGAGGGTAAATTATGGGACACATTTACAGAGTAGTATTGAAACTCAATTATTATGAGGTTCACTTTGATTTTGAAGCATCTGAGGATGCGGTAAAGTTTTGCGCTGAGGCACTTGAGCATATGACCGACAGGGAAGATGGCAAAGAGTGCACCATAACAATTAAGAAGATCAATGTTGAGCAGGAAAAAGCAGCTGAGGCAGAAGAGGAGGACAACTAATTATGGCATGGCAGTTTAAGAGAGAGGAATCAAGTAATTTCACAACAAATGTTCCTGAGGGCAATCACAGAATCAGGATCAAGAGCGCTGAAAAGGCGGTAAGCAAGTCGGGTAATGATATGCTGGTATTGCAGTTTGATGTAAGTGGCTACAATGCTACCCTTTATCACTACATTACTTTTATGGCTGATAAGCCTGAGATCACAAACAGAATGCTCACTCAGTTTTTTGACAGCTTTAAGGACATTCCTGAGGGCGAGTTTGACACATCTAAGTGGATTGGCAAGGTTGGCGCTTGCAGGGTAAAGCACGAGGAATACAATGGCAACACAAATGCCAAGATCAGCTATTTCTTAAAGCCTGATAAGCAAGCAGACTTGCCTGCATGGCAGGAGCCTGAGGGGAATGGAAACAGTGGTGCAACAGATGGCTTTGTGAATGTGCCGGATGGGGTATCTATGGAAATTCCATTCTGAGCAAATTATAAGCAAGTTAGCAAAAGGCGGTTTTATGGGAATATAAAGCCGCTTTTTGTAAAAAATACGCAAAAATGCAAGTTAAATGTGAGGATTTTATGAATAATAAGGCATGGGGTACACAGTGGGAACAAGAGTTTTGCAATTTACTTGCTGCACAAGGGTTTTGGGTTCATTTCATATCTCCTGCGCCGGATGGGTCTCAACCGTTTGATGTGATTGCGGTAAAGGCTGGTGAGGCGTATGCCTATGATTGCAAAACTTGTGCGGCCAATTGGTTTTCTATTGATCGGCTTGAGGACAACCAGGTGATGGCCTTTGAAAAATGGCTGAGGTGTGGGAATAGAATGCCTGAGGTGGCAATTTTACACAACGATAAGATATATCTTGTATCTTATGCACATTTAAAAGGTTTTGGGAGGGTGAGATTAAATGATGATGGAAGTACCTCAGTGCATAGAAGTAAGTTATGAAGATGCACAATGTTTAATGAAGATAGCACAGGCAGAAGCTGGAAATCAATCTATTGATGGCATGGCACTTGTAATGCAGACAGTTTTAAATCGTGTTGCTGATGATGATTACCCGGACACTGTTTACGAGGTAATAGCTCAAAAGGGACAGTTTCAGAGTTATGCCAATGGAAGATATGATAAAGCAATACCATGTGTTGATTGCCATTATGCCCTTGCAGAAGTTGAAAAGGGTATTTTTGCAGATGATACTATAATTGCCTTTGAAAGAGCAGGGACAAGAAGCTTGGATAAATACTTCTTTTATGCTTTTACACTTGGAGATCATGATTTTTATACGGAGAAATAAACCATGACAGATGAAGAAAGATTGAGAGCATTATTCGGGAATTTGAAAAATTGGAGTTGGGATATATATCCACAGTATAAGATGGAAAAAGAAGATGCGGAGGTATTACTTAATGCGACACAAGACTTGCGACAGAAATTGTTTAGAGTGCAAACTTCCGAAGTGCATACATGATATTGAAGATGAACACAGAATAATTGATTTAAAATTTAAGGCTAAGCAAAAAGAAATGGATAAGGTTCGTCATGCTAAGTATTATCTCGAACATAAAGCTGAGATTGATGCTAAACAAAAGGAATATGATAAAAAATTTAGGAAAGCAGAAAAGTGCCATGAGTATTATGTAAGGCACAAAGCAAAGATAAATCAGCGCAATAAAGAGAGATATGAAAAAAACCGGGTCGCTAGGCTTAATCAGGCTAAGGCTTATTACTGGGAACACCGGGATGAAATAAATGCTAGGCGGAAACGGAAAAGAGATCAGGCAAAGATAGCCGGAGGTGAGAAATGAGTATTTTTGATTATATGGAGGATAACTAATGGCGCATTATTTGACAAAACCAATGGCAGATAGATTGTATTCAGCCATGAAAGAAAAAGGGATAAACACCAGCTATATCTTAAAGCTCCTGAATGTTAATTTCAAACAGTGGGAACAGGCTTTAAAAGGTGAGATTCAGTTCTACAATAAGTGGTCAACCAAAATAGCAACAGCTTTGGAAACAGACAGGCAAACATTATTTCCAGAGTTTTTCGATTCCTCAAATCTGAGGAGTCGAGTGCTCAAAATTGAGCTGTCGGAGGGTACAGAATGAAGTTTAAACATACTTATTGTTTCTATATGACTAACGGAGAGCATCTGATGATTGACGCTGATGATATAACTATTTGTGACGATTTCATTAAAACTCACAGAGAAAAAGATGGTGACGAGATTTTCATGGTCATTTATAAAAAAGACTTGATGGCTTGGGAGGTGATCAGATAAATGAGCGATTACGAAGAAGATGCAAGGCGTAAACATGGCAGGTGAATATCAAGGGGGCAGTTTAATGTTACACATTAAGTTTAAATATAAAGATCGATTTACTAAAGGAAAATGGTCTTATCAAGAATGTAATGCGGTATCTGTAGAAGATTGTATAAAATTTTATGGCTTAAACGTTGATTGTGAAGAATACGTTATATTGAGTGTAGAGGAGGCGAAGTGATGACGAGAGAAGATATAAACGATATTATCAACGCAATATGTCCAAATGACGAGGATTATGAAAAACCTTGTATATCACCAAAGTATCTAAGGCAGGAGTTAGAGCAGTTAGCATTAGACCAAAGACAGTGGAATGAAGAGCCAACCACTAAGAATGATTTAGGAGTTGACACAGTAAGCAGAAAAGCCGTTCTAAACACACTAGAAAGAATGGATAAAGCACTTGATGAAGATAGAATGATTGAGGCATATAAAGAATTACTTATTGCTTGTTACCATGATTTGCCCTCAGTAACGCCACAAGAGCCAAGATGGATTTCTGTTAAAGACAGACTTCCCAAAAAGGGCGAGTATGGCGATGTACTCGTAACATTTGTACCTCCTGCTGGCACATTGTGGGCTACTGTAATGATAGCACGTTATTCAGATTTAATGGGCATTGCACCCCCATGTTTTCATATTGGTGAAGTTGGAAAGGAAAGTTTTGAAAATATTACACCGCAAGTAACAGCATGGATGCCATTACCACAGCCATATAGAGAGGTAGAGGAATGAACAAATGGATAGCCGAATTTGATTTAGAAGATGGCGATACAATGCCTGAACACCTTGACCTAGAATACAAGGGGGGAAGGGTTGATTTTCATTGTAGACCACTAGAGCAAGAGCCTATTCTTGACAAAGTACGAGCCGAGATAGACAAAATCTATGAGCGAGAAGATAATTCGGTTGATTGTCTTAGTGCTTTAGACGAGTTGAAATTGTTTATTGATAAGTACAAGGTAGAAAGTGAGCCACAGGAAAGTGAGGGTAAGGAATGAGTAGTGTATATAGAGATACCACAGTAACATTGACCGATGAAGAGAAAAACATTCTTGAACAGGCAATAAAGGTATGTGAGCAAATTGCCAGAGATTGTAATGACGAGGATATGTTTGTAGATGCAAGCACGATATTCGCTAATGTCTATGATAATTACAAGAATGGGGAATTGCCTACCATTATACATATCTACGAGTAAGGAGCAGAAATGAAACTATTAGTTGAAATCCCCGATTATAGATATAGAGCGATTAAAAAAATTGATGTTACTCAAAAGCCTTATACTATCAATGAACGAAGCGCAATTACTGTAATTAAGAACGGACAGCCATTACCCGAAGATTGCGAGATATTAACAAGCAAAGCCTATGAGGATTTGTGTTTAAGGGCAAGTAAGGAGCAGGAAGATGATAATACTTGATTATATCTTTTGTTTTATCATCAAGCGACTTCCACCATGCAAACTAGAGCGGTGGATGATAAGACAGCTTGTAACCTGGATAAGAAAGTGAGGCAGAAGATGGGAATGACGATTGATGAAGCTATCCATGATACGGAAGTAATGAAAGAATACCTTGAATATCAGGATGAACCTCGTTCTGAGGGGTTAGGAGTAGCAATAGAAATCATGCGTAAGTATCAGAAGATTAGAGAAATAGTTACAAACAACGAATTAGAATGGGGAAATGCAAGTGTAAGAGCCAATGCATTCTTGGAAGTTAAAAAGGTGGTAGAAGATGGGAAAGACATTATTTGATTTTGACACAGAATTTGAACAGTTAATGGATAGAGCATTAAACGAGTTATCATCCAAAGCGTTTAATAAGTTTTTGGATGATATATCAATGATGCTTGCAGATTATGAGGTAGAAGATGGGAATGACGATTGATAAAACCATAGAATTTTTTAACGGATTAGAGTGCCACACTCCACAAGCTAAAGATGCAAGAGAGGTGGCAATCGAAACCATGCACAAGTACGAGAAAATAGAACAGATACTTGATGATTGCGACCTTGAAGCATGGGAAGTGTTGGAGAAGATTAGAAAGGTGGCAGAAGATGGTAGCAATTAAAGACTTCAAGATGCCTGAGAACTGTTACGAGTGTGAATTACATAATTATCA